ACGGAATAAAATTTACATATCCAAATTTGCTGCTTATTTATACAGATTCTAAACAGCGCAATGCATTTGTTTTTCTCATGGAAATTTCGTAGTACAAAATATAATTGATATATCCAAGCCCTTAGCTTATTTAGATCCATTCTAAATAGCTGCTGCCTATTGCATTGGCTGTAAAATTTTCGTACTACAAAAAATAGTTTACTTTTGCAAGTGTTTTCGTAATTTAGAATCAATCTAAATAGCCACCCCTTTCGCAAAAAAGCACTTTGGAAGCACACACGCGGTGAAATATGGTATATAGACCCCCTTTACACTATGTTCTGTACTTTTCTCAAATCACACTATGTTCTCCCTCTTTCCTAAATAGTATGTTCCACACAAAATGACAGGCTGTTTCACGTGAAACGCACCTCTGTTCCACGTGGAACAAAACTCATGTAACTGATTGTCAATGTGTTAGCTTGTGGAACGCTTGTGGAACACTCTAAAGTGGAAGGGCTGTTTCCGATTGATCCGGGTGGTGTGACTATCCAGGTGGTTACATCTACTAACCATCTTGATGTAGTCGACCTGATGGTCCTTTTGGGTGTAGGTGGGTCTTATGTATTGCTGTGTGGATATGGTGTACCGGGAAGGTGATGTCCAGTTTTTTGAGCAATAAACTTGACAAATGGTGCATGCAGTTTTTGTAAAAATTCATGCATTAGTTCGGCTATATTCCGAATTAGCGTTGATTATTTTCCACTAAAGGGCTGATTCTGGGGATTATTTTCCACTATGGCTGTCGCAAGTATAGTAGACTTTTGCGACAGTTGTCCGCTTATATCGGATAACTCATAAGGTCCCATTAGGGGGATAAGACGAGGCGGCTATGCCCTTTATAAGGGAGAGGCCTACTCTTTATACCTAACCCTTTGGCTCAACATCTTTGTTTTGATTTCGGCTTCTTTGAGAGCTAATACTGATTTTATTAATATGTTCATACCTACATTTCGTCCCTGTTCAAGTAGCACTAATGAGGATCTAGACGTCCCCATTCTCTTTGCCATATCAGATTGGGTTATCTTTCTATATATACGTTCTTTTTTGACTATGCTCCCTATGTTACTTATGACTCTGAACAGTTCTTCAAAGTCTTTACCGTCCTGGTCTGACCTTGTTTCTACTATTTCATCAGGAAGCAGTTGTATATTTAAAAGACTAGGGTTAATATCGTGGTAGTATCCGATCCAATACTTTTCTCTAATTGCTAAACTGTCTAGGTCCTCAACTTCTTCTATGATGTCGATTTTTAGGTACAGCCAATTATCCTCTAGTGTTTTAACCCATTCGTTAACGTAGGGGGAATGAGAGCGAGTTAAATGCTGTAGAGGTCTTTGTTCGCCTACTGTGCTTTTGCCTATGTACTGGTAGACATCGTTTCTTGGATCTCGTAGTCCGTAGATTATATTCTTCATCATCAAATGTATTAAATGTAATACAAATGTATGAAATATCATACAGGAAAACAAATATAATCACACTATAATGTGATTTAGCTCGTAACATTTTTACCTATGTTTTTGTTACGAGTTCCCCTTGACGATCTCCTTGAGTTGTGTGAGGATGTCTGTTTGAGTCTGTCCCCAGAAAAAGTCGCAAGTTCCGTCTGCCTTGATTGGAGGATCTACAAAATACGCCTGAAGGTATTCATCAGCTGGTGCTGTAAAACGGTAGCACTTTTCTCTGTGGGGACAGATTGTCCCTGGGGGGTTGCATTTACTTATATCAGCCATTGTTACCTCCACAAGTTTCATCCAAATCAATAATCCAACCTATCGCTTTCATCCAAAATCTAAAAGTGGGAACTCCGATAATTAAAACTGCTAAAAGCCAACCAAAAAATATCCAACCATCTGTTGTTTGGCTTAAATTTGTTTCAATACCCCAAATTCCAATCCGTACAATTGCGATTGAAACAATTATGGCTATCAAGTATTTCAATAAGTTTTTCATAGTTGTTTAGTTTTTAGTTTGTTTCACGATATTTCTCAATCATCTCCTCAGTAATATGAGAGAAGGTTGCTGATTTACTTTCAGAGTAGGTTTTACCTACACGTTTAGGGCCTCCGTCATCACTTAACATCACCTCGTCTGTCGAGAATTTTGTGCCTCTTTCATTGTACCATTCAAGAGCTTGAGCATACGTCTTGTAGTGTTTACTCGTTCTAGGACCGTATCCATCTTCCCACTTTCCCCAGAATGTTTTAGTCTGACCTACATAGTCTACTGAACCGTCAAAGTTGGTTCTCTTTATAATTCTTTTTTCTCTGCAAAACATAGCTTTAGTTTTTAGGTTATTAATTCCAATCTAAGATTTGTAACATCTCTGCATAAGGAGTGTGTAAGATGAAAAATTCACCGCTGGTTAAGTACACAGCACACATATCTGGGTTGATCTCATCGTCCTCATCGTCTGCAAATTGTCTTACAGCGATAATGTTTTCTGTGAGTATGCGTACCTCTGCTCTTATGGTGTGCTTTCCGCTACCGATGAGTTCAGCCATTTTAGTATTGAGCAACTCAATCTCGGCAGTTATAAACTTTTTAGTCATAGATTATTTATTTGATTTAGTTATTGTGTGTTTTGCAAATATATTAACATTTTTGGAATTATTGCAATACGTACTTATACGTATTAATCTGCCCATATCCAGAAACCGATCATTCTATTGTCAAATTACTGTCCTGTAGTTCCTGTCGGATGTACTCTCTTAACTTGTAGCATACATCCATTTCTTCTGGAGTGGCTTCTCCAGATCCTTCGAGGGCGGCTCCGTATTTATGCACGCTGCGGAGCTTTTGGTCGAGTTCCCAGATGAACATCTTGTACTTAAACCCATCGAGAGCAGTACGCAGTTCATCCGCCTCTTCTACCCGGTCAAACTCTATTGTTACTCTGCTCATAGCTTCTCTATTTCGTTAATTACCTTAAACCAGTATATAATTCTAATAGCAGAGCTGTCATCGTACTTATGCTCCTTGACCTCCTCTAGCATTTCTTTTACGGCTATTATTGCGCAATGCTTCGCATCGTCTTTTGCCTCCTCATCGTAAAGCAGTCCTGCTCGTAGATAGATCCAATATTTGTCTGTCAGTTCCTTTGCCTTTTCCTTTGGTGTCATGATTACTCAAATGTATTGGTGTAGTATTCCTCAAATTGCTTCTCGAAGATTTCTCTCAGGCGAGGAGCTTTGGTCACATGAGCAAGATACAAATCCTTCATCTCCTGCTTATGAATTTCCCTTATCTCCTTGAGTACTGCGTTCCACTCCCACTTATCTCTAGGACATTCCCATAGTATTTCGTAGAGGACATCTACTGAGGTTTGCTTCTTCTCGCTCATATCTGCTCAATCTTAATTGTCCCTAAAGTTCCACTTGCCAAGGCAGGAGAGGAATAGACATTATCCCAATCATAATCCATTGCAAGTTGATGCCAGATAGTTCTATAGATCTGATAGGTATTCCCGATAAACTCGGTGCTATTGTACCCATAGCTTTGATTATCTGAAAATTGAGGGATTAAGATTTGTTTAGCTTTTCTTAAATGCTCTTCAGCATCATCTCGTCTTTGAATTTGCTCGTCAAAAGGAAGTCCTTTTACCATTGCCTCAATAGTGTTTTGTAATTCCCATTGACCAGCAGCAAAACGAGAAACATCTTCAATGCATTGAGCGACTAATCTCATTTGCTCTTCTGATAATTCAATTGTGTATCTCTTACTCATGCTTGTTATTTGGACTTAAATCTTCTAGTCTTTCTAAAAGAATATTGTTATAGGCATTCATGTGCTTGAGTTGTTTTTCCATTAACCGCTGTTGTTTTTCAGATACTGAATTGAAGTTATCTGAGGCTACAAAAGAATATAGCTTGTCAAATTTCTTTAGAAGTTCCTCCTGCTCATCTAAGAGTCTTGATAAAAAATCACTCATTTCTTTAACCCCTTGGCAATGCCTTTTACCGCATACATCTGCGCAGTTTCTAATTCGTTCATAGCAATAGCAAAGCATCGTTGTGCTTCGGGGTCTAAAGACTCTAATCGCTCATTGTTGCAGTAATCAATAGCATCAGCCATCATACGTTTGAATGTTCCAATCTTGTCATCAGACGAAGGATTGAAATTGATATGACATCTCGACTCCCCGAGTGTCATCTCTTGTTGTGGATTGTTTTCCATTTGATTTATAATTTAGCAAGGGAGACAGGTTATAACCCTGCACGACAACACTCACTGGAAAGGCTATAACAGGTGGTCCTGCTTATACCTTAGGTAATCCTCTTATGTGTTATCTATCTTACCTCCTTAGCGTCTTTATTCCGCCACTCCCCTATGTTCCTCGTCTTTCCGAGGTGTCATGTTTTTATCTTAGGACGTATCCAAGGGAAACAATGCCCTTAGTAGTCAGGACAGGTAACGAGCCTGTAATCTTCTCACTATGAGAACGTTTTAACAATTAAACTACCTGACTATGTTGCCTTTTAAAGTAGTGGAAACGACGTCGGACATTTGCAAAGGCTAACTAATATCCTATCTCCTATACGATGAGAACAGTTTCATTAAGTTCGTCTATACCATTATAGTATAGCTGGTACGATTTAAGAGGAGTTACTGTGTTTTACGATCCACCGGCCATGTGGCTAATATTTTATTCAAAGAACTTTAGCGAATGTACAATAACTTCCGCAAAAGAACAAAAACTTTTTAATAAAAAATAATATTAGTTATGAACCGCAGTACAAACATCCCTCGTCATCATCGTCGATTGACTTGGCTTCGTTATGTACACGGATTGCTTCCATCTCTACCTGTTCTTTTGTCCATGTTGGATTGAATACAGCGATTTGGGATTTTAGAAAGTTTAGTTTGTTGTCCATAGTATAGTTTTTAGCGGCTTCAAATTTACTAGGTTAGCCGCCTATCCCTAATACTATTTATACTCTATTTCTCTTTAGCTTCTCACGGATCTTGCTCTTCTTCTGCTCCGCCTTGTTTACATGCTTGACGAACTGCTCCGAAGGAACATGGTAGCCAATCTGTTTTAGATCTATGACTACCTGGTTTATCTTGGCGCGGAAGTCGGCGTTGTACATCAAGTAGTTCTCTACCGTGTTCAGGTGGTGGATGACTGAGCTATGGTGCATCTTTAGCGTCTCCGAAACCAGTCGGTGCGTGCAGCCCAATGTGGTTTTAAGAATCCACATATATGACCTCTTCGCATCGATGATATTGCTGTTTCTCTTCCTGGACATAATCTCCTCCGGGCTTGTATTGAACACAGCCGCACAAGATGATAGGGCTATGTTTATAAACTGATCCGGGTTATCCGAAATGTCAAGTGTATTGTTAATGCCTTCGAGCATGCGTCTTGCATCCGACTGTAGTGTGTCGGTTTCGCCGTTTACAATTGTTTCCAAAAACTGAATGATTAGATGTGGTTTAACACACGATGTAAGATCAGATATCATAGCTCAAATTCCTGTTGTTTAAATTCCGTGCTAAGATAGGAAGTTTTGTTAAGTTTTCCAACTATATAATATCTACCGCTTGGAACATCATACTGCATCTCGCGACTTCCCTGACGTCCCCAATGTTTGAACTTCACCTTCTGTACAAAGATCTCCGGCATAGACCCACCATCCTCAAAGAAGTGGCGATATACCGATATACCATTGTCACACTTGTTGTAGAAATGCGCCGATCCCGACATGTCGTATAGAGTGGCGACATTGTACTGCTGTGTCTTTGGGTCACGCGACATCTTGGTAGGGTGGGCTACAACGAAGGCGTGTACACTATTCTTACGACAGAAGTCAATTAACTTATCTAGCTCCTTGGAGATGTGTTGGGTTTCCGAGGTCTGATAACTATGCTCCAACTTGTTCCACGCATCGATGATGATTGCGTTGATTCCATATTTCTTAACTAGACTCTTGGCGTGTTCAATTATGCTGTCCAAACTATTATCCTCCTCAGGGGCTATGTAGAAGAAGTTGTCACGGCAGTAGTTCATGGCGGCTATGATTTCTCGGTCCCCCATATCATTAAACGCCGTTCCTACTAACTTGCTAGCCACCTTCGAGAAGTGGAGCTGAAGCGGATAGTTCTCCGGTGAGAAGATTCCAAACCTCCAGCCGTGCCTAACCGATAGGTCTACCATTATCTGATCTAGAAACTCCGACTTACCGTGGTTAGGTATACCTGTAACTCCTGTAACATACCCCGGAACAAAGGTTAGTAGTTCATTGAATGCGTCAATTGAGATATCACATCCAGGCTTTAACCCTTCACGTCTTAATCTCCAGATGTCGTCTGCTATTCCATCTATGGTTACGATCCCCTCTAGTGGATATTCTTCAGCGGCTTCCAATGTTTCAGGCAGCATTAACGGATCCGTCATTAGAAGCTCATTAGCGTCCTTTTTTCCGAAAAACGATATCTTCCTACACCTGTCCTTTCCAAACCGTCTGGCGAGCTCCTCTTGAAGAATGCGGCCAGGTTCATCATCATCTGTCGCAAGGTAGATTGTCTTAACATCCTCAAAGCGATCAATGCAATTGTCGACATACTGTAGACGATTGTTTTTTGACGCTCCGTTAGGAACTGAAACAACAGATGTTATTCCAACCTGATGGTAGGCCATTGCGTCACAATTACCAGATATGCTTATACATCCATTTTGTCTAACGAGTATCATTCCGGAAGGAACTTGAACGCAATTAACAACGCCCTTATATTCAACTTCCAATGTTCCTCTTTTAAGAGATTGGTTTGATGTTGTTTGCTTTCCAAAAAGTATAGAAACTTTATACCAGCTACCAAATTCATTGCTTCTTGACATAATTGTAGAGCAGTATCCGCATAGGTGTGATATCGTCTGAACAAATGTAGCGTTATCGTAATCTTTTGATGAGTACTCAATTTGATTTCTTTCAGGAACAAGATTTCCATCCCAATGTAATATTTCTGAAATAATTAAATCCTTCTGACGTTGCGTTGACTCAAAAATCCAATTTGAAGGAAATTTCTTGAATAGATACTTAGGAGCATTTCCTCTTCTAATAAAAAACGAAGTGTAGTCTCCTTTAGTAGGTCCTGTTGAATACTCAATACCAAGTCGATTTAAAATTCCTGTTATTCTTTCAACCTTACGCTGTTTTTTAAACGATCCGTATATATCACCTTTTTCACGTATAGTAAAGTCGGCACTTACCGCAATACATAATCTAATCTCATCATCGGAAAGATTTATTCCTGACCCATCATGTTTTGCTGTTCTCGGAATACTGTATCTAGCAGACGCCTCGTAATGTTTCTTTTTTGAGATATTTCCATTTGGATCTACATAAACCATATTATGCTCAGGAGTAGTAAGGGAATAAAACCTGTGTTGGTTTTTCATCTCTATTAAATTACCTTCAAAGTTCTTACTTATAAACGCTATTGGCTTTACAAATTCAATATCTCCAGAATCCTTATATTGAGCCACCATAGGATTTTCCAAAGCCTCAAACTCGTCAAATCTAACCCATCCGTATTGAGTTAAAACTTCTGCCGATGGATGAAAACATTCACCTTCCGTAATTACAACGTATTCGCTTTGTATGCTATCCATGTTGTAGAATATCAGTTCAGCATCCTTGACAAGTCGGAAGTTCTTCTCGGCATCGCGGTACTTGATGTTGATTAACTCTCCATCGCGGTAGTAGTTGAACATAATGCAGTTCCTCTCCTGCGCAACTTGTGGGAAGAACATTCTTCCAGCTTCCACGTTGAAGTCAATCAGCGTAGATGAATTGATTCCACGCTCCTTGAACCAGTTAACTATCTTATCGGGAAGAGAGGTTGGGTTGGATGTAGGTACAGGGCGTGTGTATCTCTGAACCTCCTGATCCTCCGATTTACGTACAAAGCGTGCGTTACAGTGGTTGCAATGTCCAACACCTTCTATCGTGTTGAAGCTCATGCACTTAACATTCTTCTTCTTTCTGTCGCCGGAGCATACAGGACAGGACATACTGTTCTCACCACGTCTATCGGCGTTGATGATGTAGGTCTTTCTATTTTCTAGGTTATAAATCTTTTCCGATGCCATCGCGTTCCTTTTGTATTATTTCTTTAACTGTATCCCAATAGAACCTTTCGTTCTTGTAGTCATCGCTCATTTCTTTGGTGGCTGCTGTTAGCGCTAGCCAACCTAGCGTGTTTGTCATTTCGTGTGCAATTTTGAAAGCCGCCTCTAATCCAAACTGATTAACAAGCCGTATTGCCTTATTCCTTGGTGTCATCATATTATCCCTTTTTAAATCCTATTGGTCGTGTTTGATAATGCCATATCCCATCAACTAGCTGCTTAAGAACATCCTCGTTGTAGTGGCGGTATTTGTTAAATCCTTCATACTGCTCCGGGTTATCGACTTCAAATTTAAGCTTTGAAACGTCAATCTTATCCTCCGGCTTGAACCAAAGTTGCATCTTCATCTTCCAGTTCATAACCTGCTTGTTGTTCTTGTCCTTCCAATCGTTCGAGTTGTAGTAGTTGAATGCCTGCTCACCCTTTGAAGGAGAATATCCCTTTTCAAGAAAGTACTGCTTAACTTCATCTAGCGTTGGTGGAACAAATTCATTCGCCGCCTTCTTTCTTTTTATATTTTCTTTCTTAGTATCTGTATTACTGTATATGTTTAGTGTATCTGGTATTGCTTTGACCTCTTGGGCATCTGGTCTGCCCGATTGGGCAAATGGAGTTTCCATTCGGTCATATGGTTTGACAAACTCACTTTCCTGCGCAAAAGAATACCATAAAGTCTTGTCAATAGCAAGCTTGTTAAAGTTTCCTTTTAGGATTACTCCGTCATTAACCAAATGATCAATAGCAGTTCTAACCTGCTTCTCTGAAAGATAATCAAAGTTCTTAGCGAGTTCCTTCAACGATATGTACGTCCAGGTCCTTCCCTCCTTGAAATTATATTTCTGATCTATGTTGTGCTCAATCCAAAACTTAAAGTTCTTGATTAACACAGCTTCTGCTAAGCCATACTTCCTTGCATGCTCAACTTCAAAAGAATGTAAACTCATAGTGTTAAAAAATAAACCCCGTGACTTAGGAGTGGTAGCAGACACGTCCTAAATCACAGGGCTATTATAATGCTTTTCGTTAGCTGCTACTCTAACCGTCTTTCGACATGGCAAATATACATTCAAAAATTCCAAATGCAACAAATAAACATATAAACACCGTGTTAATAAAAATATTTTGGTAAATGTAGAACAACCATGTATATTTGTGGAAAATTATATATCATGTTTAATATTACAGGAAAAGTGGTAGCAGTCGGAGAAAAGCAAACTCGCGGCAATTTTGATTTTATTGAGTTCGTATTAGAGAACTCTAGAGAAGTTGGTGGAAACACCTACACGGACACATACGCCTTCACAATTGGAGGTAAGTCACTTGATAGCGTCATGACGCCAGTTGTGGGCGATGTATCTGATGTAAAGTTTAACATTCGTTCAAAGGAGTACAAGGAAAAGTACTACACTAGTTTGAATGTCTACTCAATAGAGGTGAAGGAAGCGGCTCCGAAGGAAACGGGAGGGAAGAAGGCAGCCCCGGTACAATCAGATGATGATTTACCGTTCTAAGTTGATTGAGCGAAAGGGGGGTCTGACCCCCTTTTTTGTTTTTGTAGATATTAACATCTAGCACCAATGTCGAATAATTTACATAATTTCGTGAACATGTCAAACAACTTCGCTATAGATAGTAACGGCATGTTGCATTGCTTCATTCTAATGGAGTACGATATGGATGAAACGCGTGAGGACGGAGTTGTATCTGAATGGTCGCCGTGCTATTTTGCAGTAGCCGACATTCTATACATAGCAAACAATTTAAACTCAAAGGGGGGAGTATCTACGAAGTCCACTCTTTTAACTCTAATAGCAGGACATGTATTAACTCTTAAGGGTGATGCTAAAGAACTTGCTATGATCTATAGTAATTTTTTATCAGGAAGAGATAAATACAAATTCAATTAAAATGCCGCGTAAAAAAACACCCACAGGCGAACTTGCTGTTAAGTATTTGAAGAAATACCCAAAGCTTCCAATAATGACTATTGCCAAGAAGATGTATGCTGATCACGAGCTTCTTTTTAACAGCGTAGATCATGCACGTTCAATTCTTAAAAACCATGCTGGATTGGGTGGTAAGGAAACAAGAAAAAGTGTAGATCCTGAATTGCAAAGACCTGTTACATATAACTACACTCCATTTGCTAATATTCCCGAATCTTATAAGTCATCACCTAGCTTCTTAACGCTACCTATTCATCATAATAAGATTCTTGTTCTTTCGGACATACATTTTCCATATCACGATGAGGATGCGTTAAGGGCGGCTATTCAATATGGCTTGGACAAGAATGTAAATTGTATTTATTTGAATGGAGATATTCTGGACTTCTATGCCTTGTCAAGTTTTGATAAGGATCCAAGCAAACCAAAAATGAAGGTTGAACTTGAACAGGGCAGATGGTTCCTTAAAGAATTGAGAGCCGCCTTCCCTAAGGCAGGTATCTACTACAAGATTGGAAACCATGAGCATAGACTAGAGAGATGGCTAACCATTAAAGCTCCAGAGTGGATTGAAACAGATGAGTTCGAACTTCAGATGCTTTTAAGATTTGGAGAGAATGGAGTTAAACTAGTTGAATCTCAAACAGTTGCACTTGCAGGAAACCTATGCATTATACACGGTCACGAATATAGGGGCGGTGGAACGGTTCAGCCGGCAAGAGCTTTGTATTTAAAGACAAAGAGAAATACTGTATGCGGACACTTCCACAGAAAATCGGAATTTGTGACGCGAGATATACAAGATAATATACATGGAGCGTTTACAACTGGCTGTCTATGTGAGTTGAATCCTGACTATATGCCACATAATGATTGGGTGCATGGATTTTGCGTGGTGCAATTCGATGCTACAGGAACATTTACGGTAGATAATAGGATGATTATTAATGGACAGGTTGTGTAAAAAGAAAAGGAGCATCCGATGACGCTCCTAATCTTAACAGGAAGGTAAGGCAAAACAAAAGTACATTATGGGGAATACAAAATAACAGGAAGTTATTCCCTACTAAATCAAGATATTATGATTATAACGAAGGAGGAGGCTCTATCATTGAATGTTGGCGTGGGTAGAGTGTTGGTTCAAATACCATACGTTATTACACCCGATATCGTATTAAATAACGCAAAGATTTCGCTACAAGCCGTGAGTGACGAGGCAAGGGTTATGCTTGCTGCACGTAGCGGTATTGTTGTATCTGTTCATCCAAGAGCAGATTTAGGTCCGCTAAACTATTCATGGGATGGACCTGTAGAAGTTGAGGTAGGTGATCAGGTGTGGTTTACTCCTGACGCTATTGCTAAAATCTGCACCGTGCAGAGGGATGAAAGTTTCTACTTTGCCTATCAAGAGGGTGAGGAAATGATTCATCTTTTAATTGTTCCATATAAAGAACTCGTATTAAGAAAGAGTGATAGTGGATTCCTTGCGCTTAATGACTACATTGTTTGCAAGCGCGTTCCAATGAAAAAGATTAGTCAGTTCATTATTCTTGAACATCTTGAGGGTGCATCTGGAGATGAACCGGATATCTTTGATGTGGTCTATACACCGACTGGAGATATAAAATACGACTGGAAGAAAAACTTTCCTTTCAAAAGCGGATGGAAATCAGTATCTTGCGAAGTGGGAGAGCGAGTAAAGACATTTAGAGGATCGCCTATTGATTTGGAATTTGCCTACAATAGAACAATGGACCCATTTGTTTTTATTCAGTCGCACATTATAATGGCTAAGATAGATGGAGAATAAGTATTCGAAAATGAAATACAGAATAGACCGCGTTCCAAGTACGGAACAGGTTGTATTCAAGTTTCCTGACCTCGCTCAGCATGGAACTGTTTTCGCCAACAACTTTGGATTGCCGCCTGAGATAACTCCCGACTTTGTATTAAGATATATCATCTTGATGTATAGTCCAGGAAGTCCAGGCATAGATGCGTATCCGCAGTTGAGCAAGAGAAAGACATGGGCGTTGAGAGAGCTAGGTATTGAGCCTGAGTTAGATGGTTCATATCCACAGACATACAATGATGTTCTTTTAAACAAGAACGCAAATGTAAGAGCTAAGATTGTTTTGTTTCTTCGCTTGCAACAACCGGAGGATTGGGCTATCATGATTCGCGCAGAAGAAATCCTGTATGACCTACTTGAGATGTCTATGCCTGAAGATGCGGTTGACCAAAAGAACCACATTGGAAACATTGAATCTATACGTAAGCAGCTAAGTGATGCTCGCACACGATTCATGCAGGGTGAAACAACCAAGGCTCTTGAGAATGAGATTACAAAGTTTCTTGCTCAAGATAACCTAGGTATTAGACCAGAGGAGTACATGATGTTCGCACCTGAATCGAAGCCGCCGGCAAAAAATAAGTCAAACCAAATGTTCCCCGAAGTTGGCAACTAGTAAATGGCATAGCGAATATAAGCGAGAGCAGGAGTATGCCGTATACCACGAGCATGATCCTATTCTTGAAACTATTAAGATTAAGCTTCCTTCCGTTGAATCCTTTTATGGGAAAGACTGGGATGAAGCTGTTCAGCTTATTGAAGGCTATGGACTACACCCTAAGAATCAGAGGTTTAAACATCAGGATGTTCCTGAGAAGCTAAAGAGCATACAGGATATTATCCGCAAGAAGAATAAGTTAAAGAAGCGTGAGGCGGTTACTCAGGAGGATATATATGCTGAGTTAGAATCCAATCGCCTTGAATACAGAAATGAGATTGAGTGGATTCAGGTTCAAATCAAAAGACGTTATCAGGGGTACTGGTTCTTTAACAATGGAGTTCCTACGTACATAGATGGGTGGCATTATATCTATCTAAACTATTGGGATATTCAAAACGAAACACGCCAAGATTCACTTCCCTGGTATCGAGATTTGGATCGCCGCATCTTCCTATTTGCAAAGTATTGCTATACAACTACAGAGGCGGTTTATAAATACCGAGTTACATACAGACAGGAGGGTAACATTAAAACTAAATTCTTTCAGCGTGTAAAGAACGCAGAAGAGTTTGCCTCTAAGCATCCGGCAGCGTATGTTGATGAAGGTAAGTATGTTGTAGATATGGGTTATAGAACCTGCTACGGATATATCTTCCCTAAGCGACGTCGTATCGGAGCAACTTCGCAAGCCGCCTGTATATTATACTGCATTACAACAGAGCGTAAACAGCAGAAGGGTGGTATTCAATCTATTACAGAACGTCAAGCAAAGGAGGACGTTTACATAGATAAGGTCGTTAAGCCGTGGAGAAAGATACCCTTCTTCTTAAAGCCGGCACATGACGGAACCGACTTCCCAAAGGAGAAGCTTTCGTTTACATATCCAGCTGCTAGAACACAGGGTGTATCTCAAAATAGAATATCCAGTCACGATGGTTGGATTGAATCTCGCGCATCTAGTGAGAGAGCGTTTGATGGACAGAAGCTTCACGCCTATCTAGATGATGAGGGTGGTAAGCACGGTGACTCAGGTGTATCTATTCCAAGAAGATGGCAGGACGTTGTTCGTAAATGTCTATCACAGGGTTTGCGTATTAATGGGCTTGCTATGTTCACTTCAACACTTGGTGAGTTTGAAGCAGGTGGAGGTAAGGAATTTTTTGACCTAATTAAATCTTCATATTACGATGAGCGAAACGAAAACGGATTTACAACAAGTGGATTATACACCCTTTTCGTCCCCGCATACGACGGGTATGACGAATGTGTGGATGAGTACGGCAACTCAATCATTGAAGATCCAGTGGAGCCTATTAGAAACTTGGAGGGAAACATGGTTTCCAGAGGAGCTAAAACAATTCTAATGAACACGAGGAAGGACTTGGAGGAGAAGGGACTTGATCTTCGTTTGAACGGAGAGATTCGAGATAACCCCTGGACACTTCAGGAAGCCGCATCTAAAGCAAGTAAGAATAATAACTTCGACCTATCTATTCTTAGAACACGAATCAACCAACTAAAGTTTGACCGCCTATTCAGAACTAGAACAGTTCGTTTAGATTGGGTAGGTGCGTTTGGAAGTAATGTTAGAGTTACCGATGACCCGGAAGGCAAGTATGTTGTTTCATACATACCTTCAGAAGATCAGAGAAACAAGAAGTACTTCGATAGCGAAGCAAACACGTGGTATCCTTCGCCTGAAGTTGTAAATAGATATATATTAGGGTGTGACCCATTTAAGTTCAATAACAGGGATGTAAAGGGCCGTAGAAAGTCTAATGGTGGCGGTGCTATGTTTTATAAGCACGATCCAGCATACGATAGTATGGATAAGCCGGTTGACCAATGGATAAGCAATAAGTTTGTTGTAACCTATAACATTCGTGTTGATGATGGTAATACCTACTGCGAGGATATGTTAAAATTAGCTATCCTATTTGGAGCTCATGTGTATCCTGAGCGTAACGTACCTATAGTTATTGAAAAGTTCCGAGAGTGGGGCTACGAGGGGTATCTGTTAAATGATTTAGATGCAAATGGTAAGTTGGCTCAAGCGCCTGGCCGATACACTACGGAAGCCGACAAGGAACAGATTTTCACCGAGTACATGAATTACATTCGACTATTTGGTAAGAATGATAATCACATAGAGCTTCTTGAGGAGTGTCTTGAGATTAATGACCCTAGCGAGATGACAAACTATGACTTATTTGCCGCAGGTGGTATGGCCCTTCTTGGATCTAAGAGTGCCTTCCCAAAATATCTGCAAGAGGCTAATTCAACGCGAGTTATGGATAACCTGCTAGAATTTTTTGATTAGGTTGAATAAAAATCAAAAAGTATGTTTTTTAGCGTACTCTTATATCTATATTTGTAACCAATGTTGAAATTCAGCGAAATAATCGGTTTTCCGTCCGATAATGTACCTAGAGAGCAAAAAGAATCACTTAGCTTTATTAGCCAAGTTGGTCAGGCTATCTATTCAAGATGGTACAATGGAAGAACCCTGTTTGGCCATAGCGCTACAGGTTGGTTTCAAATGATGACCGACTATGCAGAATCGCGTCAGTCATCTGCTCCGTATCGAGATTGGTTTCTTGGAACTAAGAATGACAAGAATAGTACGGATAGAAACTTTACAGAATATTCTCGTAAAGCCTACACAAACGTAAGCTACGAGATTGTAAGTCCAGCTCCTAAGTTCATTTCAACAATTAAGTCTATGCTTAGTGCAAGCGATTTTAAGGTTCATGTAGAATCTTTGAATAAGGAGGCTAGCTATCAGAAGGCTTATGAAAAATGGAAGTTATACTACGAGGATAAACTAATCAATCCTATGCGTCAGCAGATCGGGCTTCCTGTTAAGGAGTACCCTTGGGTTCCTGCTAACGAAACGGAGTTAGATATGTATGAAAGATATCATGGCTTTAAGTTGCCGTTGGAAATGGCAATGGCTGATATCGCAGAGCATGTATTTCAAATTAGTGATTGGGATAAGATTAGATTGAGAACAATTGAGAAGTTGGTTGAAACTAACTTCTGTGTTGGTCGTGTTTATACGGATGATGACGGGTCTACAAAGATGAAGTTCATCAATCCAGCAGCATTTGTAACAGCGTATATTGATGAAAGTGAAGAAGCAGAACCGGCATTTGCAGGCCATATTGAAAGGGTTCAAATTAAGGATATTAAGCATAAGTTACTTAATTTGGGTGCTAGTCCACAAGACCTTGAGCAGCTTGCTAGAATATACTATGAAACTCAAGGTTATAGCGATAAGGATTTTAACTTCAATCGCAAGGACCCTGTAACAGGACGTTATATTTGGGAGGATTTCGTTGTTGAAGTTCTTCACTTTGAATATAAGTCTAATGACTACGACTATTTCACAGGTCGTGAGAAGAAGGACGGAACTTATGTATATGCTCCTGAGGAGTATGGCGTTATTAAAAAGCCGTATGCTGATGGACGTAAGAGAAAGACAGACGTAACCTGCGTGCAGAATTTGTACACAGGAAATTATATTTTGGGTACTAGATTCGTTTACGATTATGGTATGCAAAAGAATATGATGCGTGATTCTAAAGGAAATGTAGCGTTAAGTTACTTCTTTGAGCGTATCCCAGGAAAAGCTATCGTTGAAAGATGGAAGCCGCATCTTGACTCATTAATGTTGACATGGATTAAATTACAAGCCGCTAAATGGAGTGCAGCACCTAAAGGTCTTATGATTGATATTGGACTATTGTCTAATATGGATATGGGATTTGGTAAGATGACTCCGTTAGAGCTTATTCGTATCCGTCGTCAAACAGGTAATCAATTCATTCAGTCTAAGACAGACATCTTGAATAAAGGTGGTGGGGCTAATTCTATTCAGGAGCTTCCTGGAGGTATCGGACCACAACTTCAAGAGTGGTTAACTTGCTGGCAGGATGATATGAATCGTATCATGGACCTTGCAGGTATTACTCCTGCTATGGCTGCTCAACCTACAAATAATTCAGAGCAGGGATTAGGAGTGGCTCAAATGGAGGTTGATTCAACTAACCATGCGATGTACCCTCTTAAAAAGGCATTGATGAGATTTAAGGAGAAGGCTGCTAGAAAGGCTATCCTTATGACTAGAACAAATATCAAGTTTGATAAGGATGTAGAGAAGTATTATGCTAATCTATTAGGCCCTGAAAAGATGAACGCCTTAAATTCATTTGAGGATTTAACTCTTGATCAAATTGGAATTACATTAATATCAACTCCTACTGCCCAACGCAAACAGGTGATTATGCAAGCCGCCCTAGAATCTATGAAAGTAGGTAAAAGCGGAATGCCTGGAATTACAATGGGTGACTATCTCTTTATTGAGAAGGAACTTGAGAAGGGTAATGATGAGTTTGCTTCATGGTATTTAACCCTATCAGAAGAGCGTTCTAAGCGAGAAATTCAAGCTCAAAAGGATAAGGCTATGCAAATGAATGCACAGGCTCAACAGCAGTCAGCTATGATGGCTCAACAGGCTAAGGCACAAGCAGATATAGCTGTTCAACAATTGAAAACAGAAGGAATGCTTTCAGAGTACCAACAAAAGGCACTTCTTGAACAAGTTAAACACAACCACAGAATGGCTGAACTTGCACAAGAGGGTACTTTGGAAAAGCAAAAAGAGGTAGAAATATCAGGTAATCTATAATAACATGGAAGGTAACGAAAACAACTATTTGCCAGCAGATGTTGCTGCAAATGCGGCTATCGAAGGATGGTCACAAGATCGCATCGAACAGGAGATGCAGAAATACTCAATGCCGGAAGGCTTGGAAAATAATGGTATTGAAACGCCTGTAATAACTCAAGATGAGTTAGCTGCTGTTTCAACCAATGAACCAAGTTCGGAGCCGCCAGCAACTCCAACTTTTGATTTTACAGAACTAGGATTTAATTCAATGGATGAGTTAAAGAGCTATGTTACTGCCTCAAAGGGATATAAGGATGACGCTGCTAAGTATAAAGAGGTTGAGGATATCGTTCCATTTGCACGTGATATTAAAAATCCATTTGCAAACGACACAATCCACCGTCTAAACAACTTCGTTCGTACTACAGGTATTGACGATTTGAATTTAGCTACTGCAATCCTTAACACATCAGATGATTCTCTGAAAACCAATCCTGTAAAGGCTTTGGCAATTTTGGAAATACTAAATGATAAGGAACTAGCAGGTCTTGGTTTAGACCGCGTAATGGAATACGTGGCTAATAAAAACAACATGGATGTGGACGCTACGTTCGATTCAGTTGATGAAATGCCTATTGGACTTCGTATTGAAGCACAGAAGGCGTTGAAAAGTATTGAAAACAAACGAAAGGAGTTCGATACTAACCAGGATTATTTCACATATTTGCAAACGCAACGCAATGATAGCCAACGGGCTATGGATGAGAGAAGTCAACAATGGGAAACTGTGTTAGCACAAGTACCTGAGAAGATGAAATCTATTCCTATTAAAGTTAATGTAGAAGATGTTGGAGATGTAACTATAGACTTCGCGGTAAGCAAAGAGGATCTAGACCGTTACATTCCTGAGATCAAACAATACATGACTGGAATGACTCCAGATGAACAAGGCGTACAAACGGCTATGAAAGTTCTCGAAAACCGGGTATGGTTAGAAAACAGAGAACAAATTATGAAACAAGTACTGAAGTCTGCGGCTGGCAAACTGAAGGAAGATACCATCAGAAGTGTACATAATGGTGGAAAAGTAGTAGACCGTAAAGACGCTCCGTCAGGAGACTTAAAGGAAAGTCCACACCTATCGGCAACTAGAGCTGCGTTAGGCTTTTAAAAAAACATAAAAACAAAAACATTTTAATAAAATGGCTACAACTATTCCAATTGTAAATCACTCGTATGGTACGGGAGCCGCTAATTACGGCCAACATACGCTTTTGTCGTCTATCGACGCACTTCCTCCAGACGTATCAACTAAATTGTATCGCCGTTTCGGTGGTCAAGGTTTGGAGATTTTAAACCTTTTAATCGCTCAAGGAGCTAAGCGTGTTATCACGAACTCTAACGGTGGTTTTCACTTCGAAGAGAATCGTTACCACAGCAAATTAGCAGCTACTGCTATTGGAGCTTGGGCAGGTGGATCTCCTTCAGAAGTTTTCACTTATGACGCTTCTCAAGAAGTTGATTCTACTTCAGTTCAGTACTACGCATACCCTGCAATCGGTGACTTGGTTATTGACCTTGACACTGAACAAAAAGGACGTATCACAGCTAAATCTAACTCAGGTGATGTATTCACTTATACTGTTGTTACTTTAGATGGTTCTAACTGGTCTGCAACAAAACCAACTTTGGTTATCTACTCTTCTTCTTTCGATGAGGATACTGCACAACCAGAGGCAAAGGCTAGCTACTGGGAGAAATTCTCTTTCCAATTGCAACGTCACAAGACAACCGCTAAAATCACTGGTGATGCTTTGACTGACAAACTTTATCCTGTAATGATGGATGATGGTAAGTCTTTAAAAGGATTCCACACACACTTGTTTGCTCAACACGAATACCGTCACCTTTTGGGATTGGTGGGTTCTATGATCTACGGTGATGTTACCACTGCTGCTGGACAACCTTCTACTACTAAAGGTATGGTTGAAACTTTCAAAGATCGCGCTGTTCAAGAGGCTTGGACTTCTGCTACTTTGGTTGATGACTTCTATAACTTGGTTAATGGATTGAAAGCTAACTGGGTTGGAACTGACCTTATCGGTTTGTTATCTAAAGATCTTTATGTTGCTGCTGAACAAGAATTGTTGAGCTACACTAACAACGTAAACATCGCATCTACTCGTCAAGAAAGTGCTAAGACCATCTTCGGTAATAACACTGACTTCGAAACAATGATGTCTACATTCGCATTCAGCACAATCACTTTGAATGGTAAGAACTTAAACTTGAAATCATTTGACTTGTCTTATGACCCAGTTATGTTCGGAGCTACTTCATCTGCTAAGTTTAAAGACTACGGATTCTTTATTCCTGCTGAGAAGTCTGCTGATGCTCAAGGTGTATTACGCAACTGTGTTGAATTAACATACAAGTCTATGGACGGTGAAGATCGTTTCATGAAGGTTTGGGATGATGGAGCAGCTTCTCCACGCCGTCTTGGACCAAATGACAACTATGTTGTTTACATGTTGACTCAATTCGGTTTCGACTGGTTCAAAATCGAGCAATGCGGTCTATTGTACAAATAAGATAGCTTATAATAAGGGTGGGGACAAAGCGTCCCTGCCCTTTATATTTTCAAATTAAAATTATAAATCATGTTATACAGAGAAGGCAAAAGGTTAACAAAAGAGGATTTGCAAGATCATATTGAAATCCTAAAACAAACATTCCCATCGTTTTTTAGAAAGCAGGGAGCTTTACCTATTTACTACAACTACGCTAAACACAGAATGCGAGTTGTTGATTTGTTTACTCCGGGAGGAGATACAAAAGTTGGAAATCGGGTTATCCCACCAACACCAAAAGGTATTAAGTCTATTGGACACGATATGGAAGATGGCTTCAATGTTGAAGTTATTTTTTCTAAATCTGCTCCAAGCTATTCAAATGGAGATTATAAGTTTAGCAATTTAAATTTTCAGCTTGCTCATAGCTCTAAATTAGAACCTTCAACAGATCTAGAGTTGTTAATTTTCTTGTGGTTCTATTGTCCTGAATTTAACAATAACGATTGTACGTATAAAAAGGATAATGCTGATTTTACCTTCATTATTCCTGCTGACGATGTTGAAAGTAAGTGGGACAATATTTCTGCACGTCGTAAGTTTGAAGATGAGATTCTTATCGAAGGAAGTAGAATTTCTTTTGAAATGCTAAAAGCAATAATGGTTAAAATGAACATTCCTGTAAGAGATGAAGAGAAGGTGGATCGTATCACATTGTTTGATTTAGTTTCAGGTTCTAAACCATCTCAAGAGAAGTACTATTCAATTAAGCGTTCTATTGCTCCTGAAGTAGAGGTTGTAACCTACAAACCAAAAGTTTCGGAAGCCGCCCCTAAAACAGTAGAGACGGTAGTAGAAACAACAAGCTTAAAGAATCGAGTTGTTGCTTTGATTGAGGCTACCAAAATTTACAATGACGGTACAGATTGGAAGATTAAGACAGGAGGAAAACCGAAGGCTATTTGCAAGGTTGCAGGTACAGGTGAGGATGAAGAAATCTTTAATCTTATCGAGTTCGTTACGAGTAATTTAGAGGCTCAAGAAGCTATCGAGAAATACTCAAAGTAAAGTAGAATAAATTATTAAAAGGGCGGTTGGATTTTCCTCCGCCTTTTTTAGTTTTGTACAAACGTATACGTATTATGGCACTAAATTTCAATGTAGTTACATCGTTCAACATCGACACAAAAACGGTAACTGTAACAGATAATACAACCTATTCAGCGCAAGGTGTTAGCCCTTCAGTTGTTTCAATCAAAGGACTTTTGACAATTACGGGACCTTCGGGTTCTGCTTTTGTTTCTATAACAAATCCTGCTACCCCTGCAACTAATATCAGCACAGGCGTTGATGTTGCAGGTCCATACAATTTACCTGTTGCGTCAGGAGATATTTTAAATGGCGTGTATTCTGTGACATATAGCCCACAATACTACTATACGCAAGCTGAGGTTAACATCTCAAGTGTTGGGAACACAGTAACACTTCCAGGGGTTAATATTGCCGACCTATTTGATGCAGGTGATGTGTTCTTTATTTCATTATCTGGAGCAGGAAACAATGGAAGTAAAACGGTTGTAAGTGCAATTAATAGCGGGTCAGATACGGTTATCGCTATTTCAGCAGCTCTTACAACAGAAGCTGGTGTCGCTACCTTTACTTACAACGGAAGCGATCAGGTCAACTTAGATTACACATACAGCGGATGTACTCTTCCTGTTGCGTCTGTAACAGCTACATACGATTGTCAATCATCACAATTTGGTTCAATTACTTTTGAAGATACTACCGACTATTTAGATTTTACAGTTTCGTCACACAACTTAACAGCATACTACCCTAGTGGATTATATCCAACTCCTGCGACCAACCCTCAATCTACAGGTCTATACATTTTAACATTAACGGAATTAGCTACAGGTACATGGACTAAATCCGTAGCCGCTACATTAACAAAGACTCAAGATGATGATTTGGAACTATCAGTTAGTTTAAATTCATCTACTGAATTTGTAGTGACGTGTGTTGGAACCTTATGCAATTTAAATGATTGTGTTCAAGCTCTTTATACAAAGCATATGGATGCTTTAAATTGCGGAAGCACAAGTCCATACACTAAATACGCAGAAGGTATTGCGCTTCTTTACCCTCTAGCAAAAGAGGCACAAGCATGTGGTAATCAAGCTGAATACGAAAGCTACTACAATCAAATGGTTGAGTTGTTAAGCGCAAGTGGTACTGAGTGTGATTGTAACTGCTGCGGAAACACAACTAATCCACAATGGATTGATAATGCATCTCAAACAGGAACTCCTGCCTTTGAAGATTTATACAACTCATATTTAGAGCTGTTAGCTCAAGTTGAAGCAATACCTTCAATCGTTGGTCCTGAAGGTCCTGTTGGCCCACAAGGTCCTGAAGGTCCTGCTGGTTCAGCTGGAGAGAATGGAGAGACAGGAGCAACAGGTCCGCAAGGTCCTGAAGGTCCAATGGGTCCCCCTGTTCCTGCTGGATTAACTTGGGAGGGGTATTGGCAGTCAGGAACGGAATATCCTACATATAGTGTTACTCTTGACTCTACTGGCGGAACCGGTTGGGTTTCGTATGTTTGTTTTGACGGACCAATAACATCAATAACCCCACCTTTCTTTGACCCAACACACTGGACACCTCTATCTAGCTCAGGTATACCAGGTACTCAGGGTCCTATAGGTCCTGCTGGCGTTGATGGAGCTACAGGTCCCGAAGGCCCACAGGGTCCAGTAGGTCCTCAAGGACCTATTGGAGCAACAGGCCCTCAAGGTACTCCTGGAGTTGGAGTGTATAAAATTTCAGCTGTAGAATATACTGGAGGAACAGTATCAGGTTTTGGGTATCAATCACTCTCTCAGTACACTATTCCTGCAAGTACATTAACAGGAGGAGATGTAGTTAATATTAGATTCTCCGTAATAAAGACAAGTAATGTTAATTATTTAGACCTTGGAGTTGTTATAAGTAATAGTCCTACTCCTGTTTTAACAGGAAATGTACTAGCTGTATTAATTGCAAATGGCAGTAATATAGCTGGAACTTTATTATCAACACTTTATATTATTAGTAATACTAATGCTATAAATGTTTTTCAAAACAGTCCATTTACTGACTCATATTCAGGGGTTATTGATTTTACACAAGACGTTTATGTAACTCCATTTGTTCGTAATGGAGGGGGTGGAATGCCTACAAACTATATATTCATTGGATTCGAATTAACCACTTAAAAAATAAAAACATGCCTATTAAAAATTGGTTCTACCTAAGAAAGGACGCCGCTGGAATTCAAAAAGATACTATCTCAAATACAGCAGATACGTATTTAAACATTGTAGATGTAGATAGTCCAAACTCTGGTAATATTATCAGTGTTGATAATTTTGCGGAAATATTACCTCCAGGTCCTGCTGGCCCTGAGGGTATTCAGGGTCCTGTTGGCCCTCCGGGTCCTGTTGGTCCTGCTGGTTTGAATTGGCAAGGCTCTTGGGTTTCAGGAACATCTTATGTTGCTGACGATGCAGTTGGTTATGATGGAGCGTCATGGTTCTGTATTCTTGCTACATCAGGAACTACTACTCCTGATTTAGATACTACACATTGGGCCCTACTTGCTTCACAAGGAGCTGTTGGTCCTCAAGGCCCTCAAGGCCCAACTGGTCCTCAAGGTCCTCAAGGAACTTCTGGAACTACTAATACTTTAACAACTACAGGTACAGGTGGAGCTTCTACATTAGTTAGTGGTGTTATTAACGTGCCGATTTATCAAACTCAAATACCGCACTTAGAGTATAATAATACTAATCAAACCATTTGGAATAACGGAGCCAACAACGTTAATTCTAATACAAGTTTTGGTCAATTTGGATTACAAGTTAACACATCTGGTTTCGACAATACCGCAATAGGTAGAAACACTTTAAGTGCAAATACCTCAGCATCTCAAAACACAGCTGTAGGATCAGGCGCATTACAAGCAAATACAGCCTCTAGAAACACAGCCATAGGGTCAAGAAGCATGAATTCTAATATAACAGGTTCTGATAATGTTTCTATAGGTTATAATTCGCTATCTAACGAAACTTCTGGATCTAGGAACACAGTAATTGGTAATCAAGCAGCGACCTCAGGATATTCTGGATGTGTTATTTTAGGAATAGGGGCGTTCGCAACTGGAAACAATCAATTTGTAGTAGGATCTACTGATGATAATTCCGGAGCTGTTACTACAGAAACAACAACATCTTCTACTAAAACATGGACTGTAATAATTAATGGAGTAGCACAAAAAGTTTTGCTAGCGTAATGGAAAAAGAAAAAGCAATTGAAATTATTGAACAAGCATTAAATGCAGCAACATTAAAGGGAGTATATAGCCTGAAAGATGTTGAAGTTGTTTTACAAGCGTTTAATGAGTTAAAAAAATAACGATTTCATTTATGAATCTAGGAGAAATATTAGATAAAGTATACAACCAACTAGGTAAAGACCAGTATGGTGGATACATTACTCCAAGAAATTACAACGAGGCTATTAAGTGGGTCAATCTTGAACAGATTAATGACCTACTTAAAGTCTTTGAAGAGAAGCGTGAGATCACTGATGACCTCCTTCCCTTTGTTGTAACTATTGGTGATAGTGGAAGCACTCCTATACCTGTTGATTCTTTTGGGTACTACGAGTTTCCAGAGGACTACTACTACTATGTTCGCTCCTATACATCTCAGTTTGATAATGCTTGTGCAGGTGCTACTGAAAAGGTACGACCTATTGAATTTTTGAATCAGGCAGACTTTGGATATCGTATTGGAACAGAGATTATGGCTCCGAGTTTGGACCGTCCAATATCAGCTATTCAAAACAATCGAATGTTGCTCAGACCTATTGGAATCGAAGCTGTAACATTCACATACTTGCGCCGCCCAACAGATCCTGTATTTGATTATGACATTGTAGATACAGAAATCTTCTATCTACCACCTGGAACATACCATCAGAACAACTCTGTTGCTCCTATAGGAACTCCAAGTGCGAGTGTTGAGTTTGAGTGGCCGGAGTCGGTTACATACAACCTTGTTGAATTGATAGTAAAATACTTTACAATTAATATCAGATCTCAGTTTAACTTGCAGACATTAGATATAAATAAAGGACAATAATGATTACTAAAAGACAGATGGTCGAATTGATACAGAACCGCCTAACAAGTGGTGATGTAACGGAGGATGTTAAAGGAAAATATCCCTATCAAGTTATTGCCTATCTTATCGGTTTAGTATATACAGATGTTGTCTATTCTAATCCTCAAGCCAAGAAGGATGCTTCTGTTCCCTACGACCTAGATCGTCAGGGGGCGGCTCCAAGATTTTATGTTGACCTTCCTACTACACCTCTTATGGGTAGTGAGAGTTTAACATATATAAGTGGAAGTGATGGGTGTTGGTATCCTCCTCGTATGGGGACTATTGAGAACCACATCATGAATATTTTGAAGCCGCAAACTAATCTTGTAACAGCATATCTACAAGGTCGTAAGCTGTACTTCAACGGAACTCCTACAACTACTATTACAGTAGAGATGATACCTAACCCTAACTCAATGTCGGATGACGATTATTTGACGGCCCCCGGAAAGGAATCTGCTATTTTTCAGATGGTAGTTCAAATGATCCAACAGGCAGGATTGAAGCCAGAAGAGGTGTATAATAACAATGTCCCTGATTCGGACAAACCAACACAGCCAGCTAAATAATGGAGCCAGTTAAGAATATTACATACGTTACGATGTCAGCAATTAGCCGAATGAAAAACTTCGGCTACACTACTAGCGACTACGAATGGATTGAGCAGCTAGCCATTGAGTTCTATCAAGAGAAACTCCGTGGTTACGAGATGCCTTCTGTTGTAGTTGACTATGTTACTGTAAATGCTAACACTCGTATTTGGCCGATGCCAAGTGATTTCATTCGTTATACCAAAGTAGGTTATAAGATTGGAAATCGTGTGTGGACACTAGGTATAGACAATACTATTGCTCTATCTACAGGTCCTGAAATATGCAATGATATACAAACAGCAGAGTCGGGGGCTATCGGCAGTGGATTTTGGATAGCCGAAGGATTCTATAACGGAACATACTATGGACCTCTATACACAGCTGGCGGTGGATTTAACATCAACTACTATCGAGTTAATGAAGCTGAAAGATATATTCAGTTCGTTGAGGCACTACCTACCGGGCAGGCCGTTGTTGAGTATTTAAGTTCAGGCAGAAATGTTAATGGAAATACTCTAGTGCCTGTTGCCTATGTTGAAGCGTTTAGAAACTATTTAATATGGCAGATGTGCGAACTCAAGCCAGAGATTGTTTCTATGGCTAAGGATAAGGAAAGACAGTACAAGGACACCCTATGGGATGCGAATATCTTGGTTAAAGGACCTACAATGGATGAGGCGATGGATACCATTTACGCAGCTTGTGGATTTAACATTCGCTAATGGAAGCAAAAGATATTATATTTTCAGGTGGAATTAACACCGATGATGAGGCACGCCTAATTCCCAATGGTGATTATAGAATGTCCAAATATACTCGTTCGGGTTCTGCTGAATCGCAGAATCAGGGGGCTATGGAATCTATGCCGGGGAATCTACTTCACAACAACCCTGACCTTCCTTTAGGGTTAAACACAGTTATCGGTAGTGCTAGATGGATTGAAGGTTCATCTATTATTTACATGGTCCACAACTCAGCAGGTGACCATACAATTTGGTCATATAATATCAATGACTTCTCAATTACTCTAGTGCTAGGAAACTGGTTATTGGGTAATGGAGGTACAGCCCTTAACTTCCAACTTTCAAATAAAGTATACCACACCAATATCGTAGACAACCTATTGTATTGGACGGATGGATACTTTGATAGTTTTGAATACAATGTTGATGGGCTATTGCAATTCAATCCGCCGAGAAAGATTGATATAAACAAGGCAATTAAGTACATGGATTCCGATGGAGCAGATCCTGAAGGATATCCTGTAAACGCCTTTTCTACTATTGATGAAGCGTTCTATACAATGGACGCCGCCAAACACCCTCCGTTATTTAGTCCTTCCTGTGAGTATTTTGACAACACTGATATTAGTTTTAATAAGCTTAGAGGCAATCAATATCAGTTTAGATATCAATACATCTTTGATAATAATGAGGAGTCTAAATGGAGCCCTATTACGAAATTACCACTACCTGTATATGATGAGTTTTTAGGTGGTGCTGATACTGTTAATCCAACTAGAGATAATAGTATCAATATTGAAGTTGAAACAGGCCCGCATTTAGTAAAAAAGATTAGAGTAGCATATCGCATTGGAGAGAATGGGGTTTGGGGAGCGTTTGTTGAAATGGATAAAAAGGATTTAGGTTTAATAGATCCTGACAACCAAACTTTTACCGTTATATTTAATGGTAATACTCAAATCAAGCCAGCTACATATACAGAGTTTAATTTTGATTCTATTCCGCAGGTAGCTAAATGTCAAGAGATTCTTTCGAATAATAGTATTGTGTATGGTGACTACTATACTGACTATGATTTGTTGAATGATATAGATATGGAGATTAACCGAGTTGTTACTCCATATGACTATGTAGATATTAACGGAGTTAAATTAACTAACGTAGCAGGACATATAATCTCCTATTACGATCCAAATGGGATTGATTCAAGATTTGTAGGTTCATATAAAACTGTATTCGCAGTTGGTCCACTTCCATTTCCAACTCAAAACCCATACGGTTCATATATAGATTTCAGAGCGTCTGACTATTGGCCTACAATGGAAGAGGGGGATGTGTTGAGTTTTGGCCTATGTGAATTAGATGACGCGGAAACATCATACACAATATACTACACAATAACAGCAGCGGACATAGCTGATTTTGGTGATTTCCAACAGAACTTTTGTGACTACATAAATACTACATATCCAGGACTTGGATTTGCACAGCCATTTGCTGTATCGCCATATTCAGGTGGTGGTTATGGCCCTGATACTATTATTCATATTGATAATGCTCTAGTAGGTCCTGTTGACGGAACTAATACATTTGATGTAGACGAGAGAATCTATTGGTACAGAAGAAACAAGGTTACTAAATCACTAAAGACAGGTTCTAAAAAGGTATTTGGTATTCAGTACTACGATAGAGCTAATAGATCAGGAAGTGTTCAATACAAGGCTAGTAATATTATACAAGCTGAATTAGATGTTCCGTTTCCATCACAGGAAACTGATGCAGGAGTTGCAGGGTATAAGCCATACACAGTTTCTGCTGAATTAACTATTAACCATTACCCACCTGATTGGGCTACCCATTATCAGATTTTGGTTAAGAAGGATGAAACAATCCTAAACTTCCAACAGAGAGGATTTACTAAAATTGAGGTTGACCCAGAATCATATACTTCTGCACGATTAAAGATTAGTCTTGAAAGTTATTTTTTAAAAACATACAAGGGAGCAACCATAAATCAAACGCCGCAAAAAGGTGATATAGTTAGATTTTTAAGAAGGTATTCTAATCCAATATCTTTATGGCCTGGACCAGGTGCTGCTTCTAATATAACATGGTTAGGAAGATTCGGAAGAAGCTCTTCTAACTACGGATATTGTGCAGAATATTTAGAGCTAGAAGTCCTTGAATTTTTACCCGGTGGTGGATACGATGGATCTGATGCTATTATCGTAAACAACTTTGACTGGCAAACAGTACTTGGAACAAGAGCTGATGATTACGGTGGGCTTCTAGAGATATACTCTATTAAAAAGGAGCAGGAGGATGATATTTGGTACGAAATAGGATCTGAATTTACTATTGAAAATCCTCATACGGAAGATAGATATCACAATGGGAATACTCAAGACCAAGACGCTACACTTCCAGCTATCGTTGATATCGATTATGGAGATGTATATTGTCGTTTAAGAGATATGGGTAAGGGTGTCCTTGAATTTGAAGTTTCGGTTGGAGAACAGGACGCTAACGATACTAATCATATTTTGTATTGGATTGAGGACCCTAACTATAGCGACTTCTACAATTCTGATAATCATGGACGTGGTAGATTTGGTGTCGACGACGTAAATGCGAAACGCCGCCATCTTAAATCAAGTGTAATACATTCACTTCCTCTTGTTCAGAATAGTAATATCAACGGACTCTCAGCATTTCAGGGGTTAGGTTCAAGTCTATACCTTGACGATACATTTGGGTCTATCAACCGATTAAAGCAGGTTGGATATACATTAAAGACATTGCAAGATAGAAAGGAAACTGCAATTTACATTCAAAAGTCATACGCTACAGGTGGTGATGGAACAGGTCAACTTGCCTACACGGATAAAGTATTTGGCGGTGTTAATCCATACGATACTCTATTTGGAACGGTACATCCGGGAAGCGTGCAGTTGATTGAAGGTGATTTGTACTATTTTGATTATCACACAGGAGCGTTTATCAGAACATCTAATAATGGTCAGAATGACATATCAAGTGGCAAGTATAAGTTTAACTACTATACTTCTACAAAGGCAAACGATATTGCTCTAGCGTTTGATAGCTATGAGGTTATTTCAATGATTGACGAGCAGAACATGGAGTATACTAACTTCTTTAGAAAATACGAGGAGTTAATTCAAATATTCAATTGCCGAATAAACGAAACAGGATATGTAATAAGTGTTATTAATAGCCCTGAAAATTTAATAGAACTTTTACCTCCAGGTACTTCTATTCTATTATCGGGTTCATCTGCTACAAACGATACCTACAACACAGTTGTTAGCGTTGAGTTAGTTGGAACTGATGACTACGATATAACAGTTACTAACGAAGTTACTCTTCCATCAAATATAGGTTTTAGAATACTACTTGATGTATATTCAACAGAAGGGGTTGTATTCTCATACCTAAGAGATAGATGGATTACAATGGTAGACTACAATCCAATGTGGGCCGAAACTCTTGGTATTATCAATGTGTCTTGGGATGTTAATGGTCAAGTTTATTCTCACAATGATGGCGCTGAACTTAATTTCTACACGGATCAAAAAACACAGATGATTGACTTTGTGATGAATGAGTCGGCTATCACAATTAAGAGGTTGTTAACTATGGGAATCAGATCTAATGGAGTGTTTAACGTAGACTCTGTTACTACCCCTGTGTCAGGCTCATACCCTGCGATGAACTCGGAAATACCAGCCGCCCTGTTTAAATTGAAGGAGGGTTACTATTGGTCAGCATACTTGAGAGATAAGACTAACGTAAACACATCAGACCCATACCTTAGAACAATTGAGCTTGCCCTACAAAATGGACGTCAGCTGAGAGGGTATGTGTTTGAGCATACAATTAGTCAAAACAGCACATCAAAAGTTGTCCTGTTCTCAATAAAGACAACGTTTGTACCAAGTGAGGCGTTGATATAAATATGAAAACTTTTTTAATAAAACGAGGATAACACCTAAATAAATACTTAATTTGCAGAATATATGGACCCGATAACACTTTCTTTATTAATGGCTGGTGGCCAGGCTCTTATGCCAGCTATCAAATCCATGAAACAGGGGCAGACGTTAAAAAATCTTCCTGATGTTTCGCGTCCCGACTTTCAAATTCCGGAAGCCGCCCAAGAACAATTGGGTCTAGCACGTTCTATTGCAGGAAACAGAAACATGCCTGGTTATAATGAGGCGATAGATAAGATTGAAAATCAGACTAACAGAGCTATTGGTGATGTTAGAGCAGCAGGTGGGAACATGCAGGATATTATGGCTGCTATGGCCGCTGCAAACATGCAGGCAGGTATGCAAAAGAGAGATTTAGATATTGCAAATGATAAGAGTTATCTAGGTTCACTTCAAAACCTTCAAGGTCAGTTGGGGCAATATGCTAATTGGCAAAATGCACAGCAGCAGGATCAGATGAAGGCGTATAACGATGAGATGGCTAGAAGAGCTGCTCTTGATACTGCACGTCAACAGAATATGCAAAATGCTATTGGTTCTGTAGCTCAAGGCGCCGCATCTGGTATTGGGTATCAGATGAATATGGACATGCTGAACAAAATATACCCAAGCACGACTACGCCTCCTGTACCTCCTGTTCAAGAACCTCCTATGGAGAAAATAGCTAGTATTGAACCTGGAAAATTACCGATGCCTAACGCTGGCGTTGGAATAGTTCCTCAATTAAACCAACCCACTGTTAGTGCAGCAATGCCTTCAGGGGCTCCAGTAGTACCCCCAAATCCGTATGGTGGAGTTCAATTATCACCAATGTCTGGTGTAGGTACATTAACAACAGCTTTAGGTGTTACTAGACCTGATCTACTTCCTGCGAATAGAGCCGCGTCATTAGACATGTCAATGCAACCTGGATATGGAGTTGTATTACCTGGATTAGATCCAAATGTAATAGCAGATAATGGAGGTGCAGGGGTATTAGCTCCTCAATTTATTTCAGGAAATAGCGACCAAGAAAAATTAATGGCCTATTTAAAATCTATTGGATTAATTAATTAAAAAATGGAACTTAATCAAAGCATAGAAAATCCACTAGGAGCTGGAACTCAAGTAGGTCAAGCGGAAGCGTTTGTATACACTCCTAATCAGAATGTATTTGCTACTATTCAAGGGGCGTTAGATAAGAACCTACAACTTCAACAGGATGATTTAAAGAAGAAGGAGGAGGCGAAGAAGAAGCAGGATGCTGAGTATGAGAAGATAATGATGGATCTTCAGGTTGATCCATTGTGGGATAAATCGTTAGAAGAATTAAGTCAGCATATAGATAATGTTGGAAATTTAGTCTATTCATATAGAGCTTCAGGAAAACCTGCTGATGTCGGTTTTTACACGATGTTAAATAAAGAAAAGGCTCGTCAAAACTCATTAAAGGGAATGAATGAAAAAACATTTAATGAGATTGCCAAGATAGAATCTGATATGTTGACCAATGAAAAAATAGACAAAGAGGATTACAAGATATGGAAGAAGGGTTTTGAAAATCAAAAAAACATTGAAGATAGATATGATTATGTATATGGTCAACCTAGACCAGGTGAGTATTTTGATGTTTTAAAACCATTCAGCGATTACTTCTCAGAAGAGGAGAAAAATGGAAGGTTGACAAAGACGAATGAGAGTAAGCAGAAGGAAGCTGAGAAGGCAGTTTGGACTAGCCGCAATCCAACCGAGAGAGAAAGAATGTTACGTCTAGCAGGAAAGAACTTGGAATTAACAGATAAGAATGGAATGCCAAGAAATGCTACTGAAGATGAGTTTTTGGACTACATACATAAGAGCATGAAATTTAAGTATGTTAAAGATGTGGCTCCTTCTACTGCTTCTGGACTTACAGCTCAACAGAAAAAAACGGGAGCAGCTGGAGTAAGAACCGCTACAAGTCAAGGTTTTTCTGATTATGTAGGTTTGCCGACAGATACCACTCCTATGCAGGTTATGGATACTAACCAACAGTTAATTTCTATTATACCGTCTGGAGTTCAGTATATGGGTAAGCCAAGAGAAACTAAAATTGCTCCTTTAGGTGGATGGCATATTGAAGGTAAGATTCCAGGAAATACTCAAACAAAAACATTTAAAGATAAGGCAGAGGCTGACGCTTGGGCATCGGCTAATGAAGGCGGAACAATAGCTGAGCCTGAGTTTGATGAAGAAACAAATACTCTTACCTACAAAACTTTAGAAACTGTTTACGTTCCTTATGATTGGAATAAACCTAAATTTCAAGCTCAATATCCTAAAATAGATGTTGTTGCGTTAGCTCAGCAATACAATACAGCTAATGGTAAAGGAAACCCAACGTATTATCAAGTGCCTTTAATGGGTCCAGATCACCCTAGAAACTTTCAATAATAGATTATGAACGAAGAATTAGCTAAGTCGATTTACGATTCAAATGGAGGAAGTGCAATGTTTGGTGATTACCAAGCGTATTTAAC